GCTCGACCATCGAGCGCAGCCGCTCGGCAAAATACTCAGCCTCGTCACGCTCCAGATCTGTGCGGCACGCATCCCAGTCGCGACACCCGGCCGACGCGACGACGGTCCAGTGCCGACGATAGCCGCCGTAGAGCATGTACAGCTGAGCCTGCACCCAGTACACAAAGTTCCATTGGCGCAGCGTCGCCTTCTGCCCATCGCGCGCTTTGATTTTTCGGAACTCAGCGAGCCGCTTGTCGGCCACGACCTTGCATTCCCACACGTGCGGCGTTTTGGAGGCAGATGGATGATGATAGATCACGCCATCCATGTGACCGCGCACATGACCGCCGGCGTCAACGACCTCGAACTGTCGCCCGGTTTCGGGGTCGCGGGTCATTAGTGTGAGGTCGTCGGCCAACTGAATGCGGGCGGCGATGACATCTTCGCCGCGGTTCCCGTCATCAATCGCGGCTAGGCTCTTATACTTGAGCCCTTCATTTGACGCCCACAACCAAGTCAGCCACTGCTGCCGCGGGCAGCGGCCAGCTGTTGACATACCGAGATGGAGCCGGCGAGGGCGCGCCGCCTCGCGGCGCTCGACGGCAGCCTCGGCCAACGCCAGCGCAGGATCGTTTTCATTGAGTGTAATTTCAGTCATTGCAAAAAAAGAGGCGCCGGCTGGAAAGGAAGAAACAGCCGGCGCCTCACCCTCACGCACGCCAGGCGGGAGCAGAGCTCGCTGAAGGCGGCGGAGCGGCCGGCGAGGGGGAGGGCGCGCCGGCCAAATAATCGAGGATGTCGTTGCGCTCGGGATCCTTTTTTTGCAGGCCCACACGCACGCGCACCCGTTTCGCAAGCAACTCGTCAGTGTCATGGATTTTCGGCACACCGATGGCGAGCCCGATTTGGGTCAGCTTCCGCGTCGCGACCTCGACGGCCGACGACGACGGGTGCCATAAATTCAAATTGTCCCAGACGCTGCCCTTGCCCTCGATCTGCACCTGGACAGACAAATATTGATGACCGGCCGCGCTGGTCTTCACGTCGGCTGCGACGATCTCGCCGGCGTATTCGCCCGGCGCGATTGGACCGTATGTGCGGTCGGTGACTGCGTCTGCGTTTACCTCAAAATTCAACTCAACCATTTTTTGCTCCTGTGATTTCACTGATCAGCGCCGTCCACTCGAGCGGCAGTTCCTCGGCAATTTGATAACGGGTCTTGGCCACAAAATTCGGGCGCGAGGCGCAGCGCAGGACGCGCTCGCCAGAGCCGACCGCCTTGACCTTCTTCTGGCCGAACGAGGTCGTCGTCTCTTTGGTCGTCATGCGAACATTCGCGAAGCCGACAAGATCGCAAAACTCGGTAAACAGATCGGCCGCCCGTCGGTGCAGTTTGATCTCAAACCGATCGAACGCCTCGGTCGTCGGATCTTCGAACCGCTTCACCTGGCTGTGCGCCAGCAGCACAATCGCCATCTGACGCTCACGTCGCAGCTGCGTCAGTTTTCCAATCAAGCCGCGATGGTGATCCAGCGCGGCGACATAGCCTTTGCCGTATCCTAAATCCTCAATGGTTTGTAGCTTGTGTTGATCGCAGACTTTTTGCCACGCGAGCGCTTCAAACCAGTCCAGGGAATCCACGCACACCACAGTGTAGTCATGTTTTTCTGTGAGCAGCTGATCCAGCGCCGCATGTACGTCGTCAGTGCTCTGCGCCAACGGAAACCGATCGACGCCTACAACGTCGGCGCCTTCTTCGGTCGGCACGAAGATCGCGCCTTTGCCAGCGCCGGCGGCGAACGTCGTCTTGCCGACGCCGGGGGGGCCGTAGATTAAAATTCGCGGCGGCGCGAACACCGGCCCGCTCACTACATTATTAAGAGACATCGTTTTTCTCCTCTCGCTCTCTCAACAATTCCAAGAACAGTCGCTCACGCAGCAGATAGAGCCGCGGCGAGCGATCGGCGCGCACGCACACAACGTCCGCGTCGTCCTGCCCAAAGGCGTCGTAAAGCAGTTTGAAGCCGCCCTTCCGGCGCTTGCACTCAACGCGCAAGCCGGCCAGCACCACGTCGCCGGCGAAGTCCTCGCCGAGCTGCGCCTTGTGGGCGCCCGAACCGAAAACGCGCTTGGCTTCCAGCCCGGCCGCCTCGGCCGCGAGAACGACCTCGCGTTCCAGCTCGTATCCGCGGGCCTTGTTACGCGCGCTCACTGCGCCATCTCCCAAGCGCGCTGAAGATCGTCAGCGCCGACTTCGCCTTTCGTGATTGCTTTGATTTTCTTCGCGTGCCGCGGGCTCGGGCGGACCCGACCCCCAATCCAGAACGTCACGGCCGGCCGTGATACACCCATGCGCGCGGCAAATGCCTCATGCGAAATTTGGTGTTTCTGCAGATAATCGCGTAACAACATGTAGCGTGAGTAAGCGAATTTTACGTCACGAACAAATACGAAATTTGCATAAAAGGTTAAAAACGATTACAATTCGTGCAATGGAGGATACAAAAAATGGCACGCAGGAATAGAATTCGTCTGCTGGCTGCTGAAGCCGGGATGACAATGGCTGAGCTAGCAGTTGCGATTAACATGCAGCCGCACACGCTCAGGCGTTACAGCCGGCACGAAGCTGAACCCAAGCTCGAGATTGCGCAGGCGATTGCTGATTTTTTCCGGGTCTCAGTTGATGACGTGCTTGGCACCAGCTTGGGATCGCCGGCCGTGGTGTCGGGCGATGGCGCACGTAAGATCCCGCTCTACGGTGCGGCAGAGGCGGGGCTGGGGTTTGATGTTAGCGACATTACTGAGCCGATCGATCGCATTGATTGCCCGGCCGCGCTCGCCGACGCGACAAATCCCTACGCCGTGTTCGTCGCCGGCGAGAGCATGTCGCCCAGGTTTGAGCCGGGCGAAATTGTTTTCGTGCACCCCGGCCGTCCGATCCGCAAAGGCGATGACGTGATAGTGCAGCTGCACGCCGATAGCCGCGTGCATGCGATCTTGAAGCGCTACGTCAGCCGATCCGATGACGCGCTGACGCTGGAGCAGATCAACCCCGCGCGCAAAATTAGTCACAAAAATGAGGCCGTGAAGGCCGTGCATAAAGTCATTGGCGTACTGTTTACGTAAAATTAATTGTTGATATATACACTCGCCTCTCAGTATAAGGGTTGAACGCCCATTCTGAGAGGAGATTAAACATGACTACGTGTCTTCTGGAGGCCATTGCACTCGTTGCAATGCTGGTGACGATTTATGTGGTCGTCGAACTTGGTTGCATTGTCAACGACGCCTGCTTAGCGTTGGTGCTGCCATGAGCGGCGGTCGGTTGATTTCCGTTCGAGAGCTCGCGGAAGAACTCTTTGGCGCTTTCACGCCGACCAACCGCAATCGCGTGTACAATTTCATCGAAGCCAACAATCTAAAGCGCCTGCGCGATGGAAAGAAGTGGTGGATTGTCCGCGCGGATCTTGAAGCGCTGCTCAAAGGCGGCGAGCGATGATCTGCAAAAAATGCGACGGAAACCAATTCGTTCGGGTTGACGATCAAACAATCAAAGCGTGCGAGTGCGTCACCTCGACAGCCGCGCGGCGCGAGCAAATTTGCTTGGAAGCGATTGATCTGATTTGCAACGATCGCGCTACTCAATATGGCGATGCGCGAGAGAACTTTTCTGAAATCGCGGACCTCTGGAGCGTTCCGCTCAAGAAGCAAGTTACAGCGACTGACGTGTCGATCTGTCTTGCTTTACTAAAAGTGGCGCGGTTGACGCAAAACTCAAAACATAGCGACAGCTGGCGCGATGCGATCGGCTACCTTTCGCTCGGCGCGGAGATCTCTGATGCTTGAAAAAATTCTGATTGCGCTCGGCTGGATCGAACCGCCGGCAATTCCGTTGGCGTCGCGCCTGATCGCGTTGCACGTTGTCAGCACCACGATATCCACCGGGAGGTATTGGTGATGCGCTGCGAAAAATGTCAGGGCGCAGGCAAGGTCAAAGGCATCGCTTGCTTGCACACCGGCCAAAACATCGAAGTCGAAATGCCTTGCCGCGAATGTGGCGGCACGGGCGTCGGCCACTGCTGCGACGGGCTGCAAGAGCAGCCGGAAGCGTCCGTCTCGAAACCCGAAGGGGCCGACACATGACCGACGCCGACAACGCCAACGCGCTGCGCCCGCCGCGTCCGAAACCCGAGGCCGAAACTGTCTCGCGCTCGTATGGAGAAGCGGACAGACAAACGATTGCCTACGCGATGCCAGATTGTTGGCATCGCCACAACGAACGGTCGCCCTGGTTCCACGTCACATGGAACGGCGCGGCCACACGCTAACGAGCGTATTTTCCTGTTGACGTTATAATCTAACTATGGGATGTTTCGTTAGATGATAACGGAGGTTGATATGTCTACAATTACCAACATCAAGAGCGAATTCGACCAATTCGTGCCTGTTATCAAGGCGCAGGTTGTCGAACAGATCAATCGGTCCTTCGACCGCTTTGAGGCGGAATACGGCAAAATCGGCACCTATCGCTGCAACGACGCATGGGATTACGGCCAGCGCGAGCAGTCCCGCCTGTACAGCTTCGCCCGCTTCGAGCATGGCCGCAGCACAGGCCGTCGCGGTGAGCCAATGGTCCGCAACCTTGAGCGCATCGAGAAATACGCGCAGCAGCTCGCCGAGGATCAGGTCGCCGAGTTCGTCGCCAAGCTCGAAAAGAAACTTTGCGACCTCACCGACTGCGAAGTCGTCGATGTCAAAGGCCCGTCCTTTGTCATTCGCGGCAACGTCGGCGATCACCGCGTCGTTGTTCGGCAGGACATCATCTTAAAGCGCTCGAGCAAGGGGACGCTTTTCAATCAATTCCCGGCGCGCATCTACGTTGACGGGAAATTTACGCCCGAAAGCAAATTCAAGGGGTTGGGTGCATGAGCGCCAAATCGACCAAGGAACGCCAGCGCGACCACTACGAGCGCATGAAGGCGGCGGGGATGAAGAAGGTTTGCGTCTACGTCCCCGCCCCAAAGGTGAAACAACTGCGCGACTTCGCGGCTAAGCTCCGCGAGTCCGATTAGGAGGCAAAGGAAGGCGCCATGAGCGTGATGCGATGCGACCAATGCGACGGCTTCGTTGATACAGACGATGACGTTGAGGGGCTGTGGGGCGTAAACAACGAAACGCCCAACGGCGAAGACTTCATCTGTAGCGCGTGCTGCGACCGCCTTGGGCTTTACGACGCCGAGGTCTTGGCGGGCGGCCCTGGCCACGTTGTTCAATAGCGCGGGATGCCAGGACGCCCGCGCTAAATCAACGCCGCACTCAGCCGATCGCCGATCTCGTCGTCGCGCCGGGTTTCGGGTAGCCAGTGACCATACTGCTTGAGCGTGAACGCGAGGCTGTGGTGGCCCAGTAGAGACGTAATCTCAGCCTCGCTGGCCTTGACGCCAAACAGCAGGATCGACGCATAGAAGTGCCGCAGGTCATGCCACCGGATCTGCGCCACGCCAGCGGCCTCACACGCCGGGTGCAGCCCGCGCTTCCGTAGATTGTCAGCGTTGTTGTGATTACCAGCCCGCGTCGGGAACACCAGGTCGCGGACGCGCTGCGTGTGCGGCTGCGCCAGCTTCCACTGACGCAAGTCGGCCAGCAGCGAAGCCTCGATCGGGATCGAGCGCATCGCCCGCACATTCTTCGGCGCCCCGACGCCGCCGCCCTTTTTCACCGCCTTGTTGATGCGGACGAGCGCCCGCTCGAAGTCGATGTCGGCCCATGTCAGCGCCATGAGCTCACCAGCGCGCACGCCCGTCAGCGCGCTGAACTTGATCGGTAGGCGATACATCGGCTTGGCGTGATCGATGATAGACAAGACCGCCGTCTTGCTAATCCGCTCCATCGGCACCTCTTGGGGGCTCGTCGGCAGCGTGATCCGCGCGGGGTTGCTTCTGAGATCATCGATCTCAACGAAGTGCTGCAGCATCTGCTTGAAGACGGTCCACTTCTTCATCGAGGTCGCATGCGCGCAGTCGCCGAACGCCTGATCGACCAGATACTTCTTCACCTTCCCGGCCGTCAGTTCGCCGATCCGCACGCCCGCCAGCGGCCGGCCGTCGTACTCAAAGGCCGCGAAGGTGTCCAGTGCCGTGCGCTTGTTGTCAACGTGCGCAGCGCCGAGTTCGCCTCGGCGTGCGCGCGCTTCTTCGGCCTTGAGGAAATCAGCCACGGCCTCATCGAAGCGAAGCGTCTCACTGGGGTTAAGGTAGTTGCCCTCGACTGCTGTCTCGGCCTCGACGCTCTTGATGAACGCCTTGGCCTCGCGCTTGCCCGCCGGCGTCTTGGGAAAGTGTTTCTGGTGGCGTTTGCCTGAGCGCGTCTTGGTGCTGACGATGTAGTTGTTCTCGGTCTCACGGATTTTCATCTATTTCCTCCCTGAAAAAAGCTGCAAGGCATCGCGCGGTGCCTTCGGTGGCGAGTTCGTAGACGGCGTTAAGGGCCGGGTATTCGTTTGGATTTAAATGCGGCTGAATTTCTTTAATCTCTAAAATCAAATCCAGCACGTCGCATTCGTCGTTTGTCTTTTCCTTTATAATTTTTTGCAGGGATTGCATGTGATTTACCTCGCTGATTTCTCCTGTTGGCTTGGCTGCGCCCGCGGCGCTAGATGTAATAGTAGTAAATATTTTTTACGCTGCAAACAAAAAAATGACCTCCGCTTTCTAGCGCCGGTGAAAATTTTTGGGGATATCGTGCAAGCAAAATGCAAGTTGGGCTCAAAAACCGCCCGTGCTTTAATGCTAAAATATTGAAATGGTTATGCTTTGTTGCGGCTGACCGCCGTCCTCATAACCTGAAGGTCGCAGGTTCAAATCCTGCCCCCGCAACCAACCTTTTCAATGACTTAGCAGCACTTTGCTAAAAAATCACCCTCTCACCGGACTGCAAAAAACAACACCAAATGCAGTTCAGTGTAGACGCGTGTAAAATCAGAATGCAAGTAAAATGCAAGTTGGGCGTTAGAAAGCGACGGTCACTTTCCAGCCATGCGGTCTGACAATCGCCGGGCGCGGCCGGGCAGCTGGCGCGCCCATTTGCTATCCATCATCTCAGCCGCGGCGTCTGCGAACCGGCGCTCGTTGACGTGGCGGATCATTCGCTTGAATTTTGATAGCCGCGGCGCGCCGAGATTGAACGCCATCTCGACCAGGACCAGCTGCACCTCGTCTGGTAGGTCATCGAAGCCGAACACGATTTGGCGCGCGTCCCCGATCGCGGTTTCCATGTCCTTCTCGAACAGCGCTTCGACGCGCTCCGCGCTCACCGGCTCGTCGGGCTCCATGTCGAACTCCGGCTCGCCCTCCAGGCAGAGGTGACCGATGCCGCATGTCTTGAGTCCGAGCGGATCTAGATACACTTTATACAAGACGCCTTCCTCGACCTCGAGGGATCGGCGTAACTCTTCCATATTCATCGCGAGACGCCCTTGTATTTTTCAAAGGACCGCAGCCCGCCGAGACCGAGCATACCCATCAGCACCGGCATCATCTCTCCGAGCTCGACGCGCGGCAGTTCGACCAGGTATCCGGTCTGAGCCAGCACGAAGACCACAAACGGCTGCACCAGGTATGACCAAGCCATTGCGAAGCCACAGGCCCAACCAATGAACGGGCGCCAGCCGGCGACAAAGACGCTTCGATGCGCGGCTTCTGTTTTGTTGATCTCAAGCTGGCTGAGATCAATCTTCGCCAGGTGCTCGCTCAGTCGCGCCTGGATCTCGCGCTCGGCAGCCGCCTTCTTCTCAGGATCCGCCGGCAGGAACCGGCCGACAATGTCGGTGACGGCCGGAAGCAGCGCCGGCAATAACGCCTGGATCACGATTTCACCTCTTTCGTTTTTTCGACTGCAGCAAGCCACGTTTCACGCTCATCAATCTGCTCGAATTTCTGTAAGAACAGATGCGTGGTTTTTGCGCGCGCGTCACTGACGTGCACGAATGCGGCTTTGCGACGACTGATGGCCACGAGCGCCACAACGTCGCAGTGGTCTGCGCTTAAATAGTGCTTCGACTTGCTGCCTGTGCTGGTGCGCCACGTGAAGCATCGCTTGTGTTTGTCAAGCCCGGCGGTCGATTTGACTTCGACTCGCAGCCATCTATTTTCAAACAGCACAATCAAGTCGTAGCCAGGCCTGTTGACGACAGCGACGGATCCCCCAAGCTGTTCGATGATAGCGGCAGCCAGCAGGTCTCCAATTCGACCCGTTCGAACGCTCATTAAGTCCGTTTGCTTGGCTCGACAGCCAGCACAAAAAAATTCTGATCTGGCGCGCGCGGTGAAATGCAGCGCGCGACGATCGTCACGCGGTCCTGCGCATCGGTGTAGCGTCGCAAAATCTGTGCGATTTTCACGACGCCGATCGGTCGCCCCCAATTCATGCAGAAGCCAGCAGCCGCGAAGATTGCGAAGGCGCGCTGCGCCTCAGCTTCTGAAATAACGTCAGCGTCCGCTACAGAAAGTGCGGCTTCTTCCGTTCGGCAAGCTGCAGCAATAACTATTAAATCACCCACTTGCCAAGACGACGCCGGCGGCGGCGCACAAAAAAAGCCGCCAATGGCGGCCAGTAAAAATATTAGAAATCGTCTCATCGATGCGACCAGCACTTGCGCCACAAGTAGGCGTCGAGCTTGCCGACCAGGCCTGCCATCTTTCGTACAAAATTCAGCCGCCAGATCATCGCTGCTTCCAATCTCGTATTGCAATCCGCAGCCGTAGGATGACGATGACCAGCGTGACGCAGACGATGCCGAACTGCATGCCCTCCTCGACCGCGTGCAACCACCATGGCAGGCTTAGGGCCGGTGCGGCGACGGCGGCGTCGATGGCAAGGCGCTCTTTCATTTGGCGGCCACCGGTTTATGCTCGCCGTTGTGCATTTTTGCCAACGCACCGACGCGCTCCTCGACAACGCGAAGACGCGCTTCGGTTTCTCCGGCCTGGTAGTTGAGATTGGCTAAGCGATCCGGCGACAAGATGACGCCAAAATTTGAAAGCTGCTTTTCCATTACGCCCCTGCCTTCCTGAAGCGTATCAATCGCGCTCCAAATGTGCTTCATGGTTTTTTGCGCTTCGGCCACGTCAAGCATCACGCGAGCCAACTTAGTCTCAATGACGCGCACCGTCGCAAACCCGCCGCCGACGACGGTTAGCAGTGTCACCAGATCGCGCAGTCCAAACTCCATTATCGCACCCTCATGCTAGACTTCGGCCCGAGCTTCTTGCGATGCCGCAAGTGCGCGGGCTTCGTGCGCCGTTTGATAACGCGACGAATTGGTTTTGTGTTCTCGACTTTTTAGCCATTCGGTTTAGACGGCCACGGGTCTACAGCGCCATCAGCGCCAGCCTGAAATTCATTCCAGCTTGCCACAAAGCCGACAGGATCGTCGGTCGATGGCACATCACGCAGAGCCTGCCGATACGCCGTCATCTCAGCAGACATGGTCTGGTCAGATAGCGCAAGGTAGTCAGTCGCAGCAATGCGGCTGTTGCGTTCGTTGCGAATTGCTTCGAGAGCGCGAGCAGAAGCTCCAGCCGCCCATGCTTCTTCACGAGCGACACATTCGTTGATTTCAGCTTCAGTCAACGGCACTTGTTCGCCGTTGACCATTTTGTGGGTGTAGTCAGAACGGGGCATTTTACTTCTCCTAAGTTAGATAGATACAGCACCAAACAGTGCAATTGTTCCGGTGATAGTCCCAGACGCAGGGTAAATCTTGAAGGCATCCATGTCGTTCGCGCTAGGATGCTCCCAAGTAAACCCTCCAGTTTGCATCAAGACATTCGCAAGTCCAGTAGTCTGAAAGTTGATCCCACCAGAAGTGGTCGAGCCTCCGGTAATTATCATGCTGAACCCGGTATCGTATGTGGACCCGCCTTCTTGTGCCGCATGTATGATGCCGTTTGATCCGTTGGACACGTTGTTGTCTTGGTTTGTCCCGGCACGGTTGATGCCACTCCAGTAGCCTTGATAATTTGTGGAACCGTATGTTGAACCGTTATCTACGCTGCCTTGTACATTTAAGGCAACGGCAGCGGAGGCGCGTACTTGACCAACACACAACATCATTTCGTAGGTTGTTAAGCCGGTAAACTCTACAGCGGACGCTGCGCTAGGGTCTTGCTTAGATATCAGGTTCCACACCAAGGGGAGTGAAGTCAGCGACGAACCATCCATCGCCGGGAGCGCGGTGCCGGTATCGAACATGCGGGGATCAATAAGTGTTTGGGTCATGTCGGCCTCCTTACGCCGGTCGGCTCATGCCGTAGAGATAGAGGGTGCCGTCGAACGTGCCGCTGTCAGGGAAGAACTGGACACCGTTGATCGTGTTTGTCACAGGGTCGCCAGACGTGAGGACAGCACCACCGTTTTGATAAGAGAAGCCGTTCGTTGTGGTGTTGTCGTAGCCCACCGTCTCAATCTTGCAGGACTTCCGCTCCCCCGTCTGCTGGGGGTTGAGCAGCGTCACGCGGAACCACGTCTGCATGGCGTTATCGGTGTCGTTGTTATACGTCACCTTAATATGGTCGCCACCGGCACCACTATCCTGACGCGCGGCAAGGCTGTCATTGAAGCCACTGATGGCGAAGCGGTAATTAGCGGATGCATACGTCGAGCCGTTGTCGTCAGACCACCGCATCTTGGTGTGTTTTCCATCAGCGGAGAAGTCGTCGATTAGGCCCTCGATAATGTAAATGTCGTAGGTACCGTCGATCCCTGACGTAATCTCAGCAGTCGACGCGCCCGAGAATGTACTCGTACTGATAGCCACCAAGCCGCCGCCCGCATCAATCCATTCCGGTGCCGTCAAGCCGCTATTCTGGGCGAGAAGCTGACCCGCCGTACCTTTAGCAAG